GGGAGTACCTCTCTCGTGTGGAGATCCACTTGGGAATTGGTAAGCAATTAGAGACCTATTTTGCGAGGAAACCCCTTGTTGTCGCTAAGTTAGTCTCTGTCTCGAGGAAGCTTAGCAGGTTCGCTGACTCCATAACGTCAACGCAACTCGGGATGGCCTACAGGGTCGCCCCCCTGGCGATCATGCTGTACGGTGCTCCTGGCACCGGGAAGACTATTCTCACTAGGGCTCTCATTACCGCCATCGGAAGAATCAATGGCTATGATACGGATCCCACCTCGACTTATGACTTCCAAACTGGTGTGAACTTCCAGGATGGGTTACAAAACCAGTGGGCTATCGTAATGGATGATGTCGACCACACGCCTTCCAAGCCTGTGGCAGGAGTTAAGACCTATGTCGAAGAGTTTATCGCACTGGTCAACAACAAGCCCTACCATGTGGAGAGCGCTGCTGTTGAACTTAAAGGGAAGGTGAAGGCGTCGCCTACCCTGGTGGTCTATTGCTCGAACTTCCCTGATGGGCACATTCAGGGGCTGACGTATGAGCCACACGCGTGGTTCCGGCGTTTTCGCTACTTTGTTGAGGTGAAAATCAAGGAGGAGTACGCTGCACAAGGGCGCCTTGACCCAAAGGCGGCAATGGACTCCGACACCCACGATATGTTCGAGTTACATGTGGCTACCTACCTTACACATCCTGTCCTCAAGGAACAGTTCAAGTCCACGGCTGTAGTCATGACACTGCCGGAATTTTGTGTTTATTGCAAAAGTCATATAAGGAACATCTGGACATTGAGATCGCTAGATTGCGTGTTATGATCACTCAGGGTGGTCATTGTCCAACATGTGGACTGAGCACGGATAAGCTATGCGGCCACGAAAGTGAGGAGTATGGTGATACGTCTAATGTTATCAAACAAGGTTTGACAGATCCGATGTGGACTCATTGGGCTGCCTTCTTAGCTACGCCTACTGTTCTTTTAGGATATCGCATGTTGGTTAGGTACTCACCGGTGGTGTTGCGCCTTATGTCTACCACAGTTACACGGGGGGTAGTCGTCTTGCGTAACACTTTGCAGGGACCCGACGCGTGGAAGCTGGAGGTGAAGGCCTTCAAGCGTGAGCTTCTGCTGCTCGCTGGGGCGTCAACCGCGCTGCTCACCGGGTGGATTCTGGCGACCAAAAGCTTCCCCTTCTTCTACGATAAGTTCCTAGCCCAATCCCGTGAGATCGGGGTAAAGGTTGTGAACGATGTTTCCTGGGAACGGGTTAAGCAAAATCACGTCCCCGGCCTGCCCACGACTCACTCTGTGACGTGGACTAAAGAGGACCTGATTAAATCAGTTTGCGAATCGTCCCTAGAAGTCCAGGCTGGGAATCAGGTGATGCACGCCTTGGTGTTATCCCACAACACGGTGCTACTCCCTACCCACATTTGGGGTGGGGCTGACGTTGTCACGATTTCGTGTCGTTCCGGAGCTTCGATTGACGTTGCCAAAAGTCCTCTTAACTGGAAGGTACTAGCCTCACATGATGAAGTTGGCGTTCTCTTCTGTCCCGGTCTCGTCGGTCGGGCGGGAGTGTTTGGCAAGGTCTTGGG